AACCCAAGGGTCGTAAGAAAGATCCCAGAATTAAAAGAGCAGGTGTTAAAGGATTCAATAAGCCTAAAAGAACACCTGGACATAAAACTAAGTCACACATTGTTGTGGCTAAAGTTGGAAGTCGAATTAAAACTATTCGATTTGGACAGAAAGGGGCTAAGACTGCCGGCAAAGCAAAAGCAGGCGAGTCAGCTCGTATGAAAGCAAAAAGAAAAAGTTTTAAAGCAAGGCACGCAAAGAATATTGCGAAAGGAAAAATGTCCGCCGCTTATTGGGCGAACAAGGTCAAATGGTAAAGGAGAAAGTAAAATGTTAGCATTTTCACCGGGACAAGCAGTTATTGCTATGCCCACCACAATTGAAACTGCGGTTACTTGCGGTGACAGATTGACATATGTTAGACTCGTAAATGAGTCTTCTGCTGTTCAAACTGTTTCGTACTGTACATCAGCAGAATCACCTCTAGTAATGGGCACTGTCCGATTACAACCAGGTGAGATTATGATTTTATGGAAGAGGAGACAATTCCATAAGTTGTATGCTTCATCAGCCGAAGTGTATGCAACTGGCGGAATGGCCAGACCTGTATCACTAGGGCCGAATAGGTAGAAGCAAGGAGAAGGGTAACCTTCTGGGAGATAGAGAATGTTTGAATTGATAAAATTCATATGGGGACTAATTCAAGTATTACCAATACTTATCACTATATGTTCAGCCGTCGTAATGATGACAGATACACCAGCAGATGATAAGCTTTGGGCTAAGATATACAAGTGGATTGATCGTTTTGCCCTTAATATAGGCAAAGCTAAAGATAGAAACCCTCTGCTTGACTAATGAAAGGAGGCTGTTGTGCAAACAGCTGAACAACGTAGACTAGAAGAAAAATTATCTTTACCGTCAATGATATTCGCTATTGAGAGGGCTACTGCGATACTCATTTTTAAGCAACGGGCTAAGTTGCATCGCCTTCTCACAACAAAGGAATTGACAGCTTTACCTCGCGGAGATGTTCGCGAGGCATTGCTCTCAACAGTAATAGGGAGAAATAAATGAATAAACTATTAGCAGCAATTATGCTTTGCTCAATCAGCATGACGTCTTACGCAGGAAATGTAGAAGGCGAAGTGGGCTATGCAAGTGACTACTTCTTTAGAGGCGAGAGCCAAACTATGGGTGGTAATTCAATGCAAGGCTGGGCTACATACTCTACAAACGGTTTTTACGCTGGAACATGGGTAGGCCAAGTAGATGGGATTGGAGAAGCAAATTACGAATATGATTTATACGCAGGATATAGCTTAGCAGTAACAGACAAGTGGTCTGTAGACGGTGGAGTAATTCAGTATAGATACGATGATAAAGCAATTGATCATACCGAAGAGTGGTATGTCAGAGGCGGAAATCACTGGGTGCAAATGGGTGTATACACAGACATAGATGATTCTAACAGAGACTATAAGGAACTCACTTTAATGATGCCTATGGTCAAATGGGTAGATCTCAGTCTTAGACATGGCATATATGCCAATGACGATACATATCAGATGCTTACTATTTCAAAAGATATAAAAGGTTGGAGATTAGGAGCTGAAGTTCTTGACTCTGCCAGACACGGTCAGGTAACTGACAGTGCGTCAGTCTTTGTAATGAAGACTTTTTAGGAGAATAAATTATGTCAACAAGATTTATCGGGGCCGAAGCCGCTTGTGGTACAACCGCAGGTGCAGCCAGCAACTTTGAGCAAGCGCCCGAAGTAAGATTAGTAAACCTAGCCGCTGTAGAAGCGACTGTTACTATTCTTAACGGAGCGTCAGGCACAGATGTACAAGGTTCGTTTACCTTAGAAGCAGGAGCTTCTGAGTATGTATCTAAGGATATGGAAGACAGAATCTATGCATCTGCTGTTACAGTTAAAGGCGTCCCAATCAACACTAGACGTTAAACACGGAGAAAACATGAAAGCAGTGGACGGAAGAACACTTTGGCTGCAAGAGAATATAGTTAATGCAAGCGCTTTTACAGCAGCATTTAACATGGTTGAAGCCAAAAGAGTATTGACTCGAAAAGAGTCCGACATGAAGAATATGGCTCTTGCTTACATGTATCTCTATAACATTATAGAGGACAAAGGTCTATTAGACGACGTGGAGTCCTTTTTTCAAGAAGAAATAATTCACTAATGCTCGAAATATCAAGAAAGGACATTACGGCAGATGAACTAATGAAGTTCGATGACCGTAGGTTTATTAAACTCCCAATTGATGGCTACATGGACTTATTAGGTATAGCACCTAATTCTACCCAGAGAGCCATAATCAACTCAATCAATAATCCGAAGTATCGTTTTGTTACTGCGGCAGTTTCACGTAGGCAAGGAAAAACATACATAGCCAATGTAATAGGGCAATTAGTTTGTCTTGTTCCAGGAGCTAATGTATTACTTATGTCGCCTAACTACTCATTGTCACAGATATCTTTCGACCTTCAAAGAACTTTAATCAAACATTTTGATTTAGAAGTAATTAAAGACAATGCAAAAGACAAAGTTATTGAACTCTCGAACAATTCTACGATCCGTATGGGATCGGTTAATCAAGTGGATTCAGTCGTTGGTAGGTCCTACGATCTCATCATCTTCGACGAAGCCGCACTTGTGGACGGAAGGGACGCTTTCAACGTCGCACTACGACCTACACTAGACAAAGCAAATTCAAAAGCTATATTTATATCAACCCCTCGTGGCAGGAACAACTGGTTTGCAGAGTTCTGGCACAGAGGTTTTTCAGGAGACTTCCCAGAGTGGGCAAGTGTCAAGGCAACCTACCACGAAAACCCGCGTATTTCAGACCAGGATATTGTTGAAGCAAGGAAAACCATGTCCGAAGCAGAATTCAATCAGGAGTATATGGCAGACTTTAATGTATTTGAAGGCCAAGTATGGGGTTTCAATATGGAGAAGTGTCAACAGGACTTATCAGAGTTAGACCTAACGGGTATGGATATATTTGCAGGAATGGACGTAGGGTTCAAAGACCCCACAGCTTTCTGCGTAATAGCATACGACTGGGACGCTAGAAAATATTATCTATTAGATGAGTACTTAAACTCAGAAAGAACTACAGAACAACACGCAGCTGAGATACAGAAACTAATTCATAAATGGGATATAGATTATATTTACATTGACTCGGCCGCACAGCAAACAAGATTTGACTTTGCACAAAACTATGACATTACTACTATTAACGCAAAGAAGTCTGTATTAGACGGCATTGGCCATGTAGCAGCGATCTGTGATAATGATAGTCTTATAGTTCATCAATCATGCCACGAAAGTCTCAGCTCCCTTGATCAATACCAGTGGGATCCCAACCCGAACCTTCTAAAAGAGAAACCAAAACACAACTATGCTTCTCATATGGCAGATGCACTACGCTATGCGATGTACTCGTTCGAGACAAGTGTCACTAGCTTCTAGCTACCACCGCACAAAAATAGTTCTTGACAACACCCCCAAATGATAGTATAATTTAAGGAATGGAATAAGTTATGGAACTAAAACGAGATCTAGTTAAATATGTTCGGGACAAGGCTAAGTCTAAGTACGACAAAGGAACGGAATGTTTTATCTGTAAATCTACAGACAATCTAGACTTTCATCATTTTCATGGTCTAACAGAGTTGTTAGAAATTTGGTTGAGAAAGAATAAGATTGTAGTCACTGATGAAGAGGATATATTAAATGTCCGCGACCAATTCATAACCGAACACACTAAAGAATTATACGAAGCAGCTGTTACTTTATGTCACGAACATCATATGAAATTACACTCCATCTATGGCAAACGCCCAAGAGTAGTGACAGCACTAAAACAAGAAAGATGGGTGGGAATTCAGAGAGATAAATATGGCATGGTATGACAGAATAATAGGCAGAACCTCAGCAAGCGAAGAATATGAGAAGTTAAACCCTTCTCAGTATCATATCGCTAACGATGAAGGTGGCACTCTATCTAGCCGTGAAATAACAACTAACTACAGAAATGCTTATGAGCAATTAGAGGTAGTAAACCGCGCAGTTAACATGATAGTGGATGATGCAGCGGATATACCGTTTGATGTAGGCGAAAAGATTACTGGTGTTAGTGGTGTAGTAAAAAATATGAGAAGAACTAAACTCAATTTACTACTAAACGTAGAACCAAACCCTTTTCAAGATATTAGCGCATTTAAAAGAAACTTAATAGTTGACTTACTTATAGATGGTAACATCTTTATTTATTTTGACGGAGCGCACTTATATCACTTGCCAGCAGAGCATGTCACTATAGAAACAGATGAAAGATCATATATAGATAAATTTGTATATGATTCTAGTATTGAGTATAGTCCAAGCGAGATTATACACATTAAAGAAAACAGTTTTAACTCTATTTATAGAGGAGTTCCTAGACTGAAGCCAGCATGGAGAACCATGCAGTTACTTGGAAGTATGAGAAGATTCCAAGATAACTTCTTCAAGAACGGAGCAGTACCAGGTTTAGTACTTAAGTCACCGAACACACTTTCAGAGAAAATCAAAGAAAGAATGTTACAGGCTTGGGTCGCTAGATACAATCCACAATCAGGAGGTCGTAGACCATTATTCCTAGATGGCGGGTTGGAAGTGGAAAACCTAACTGAAGTTAACTTCAAAGACTTAGACTTTCAGGCGGCAATAACGTCGAATGAAAGAATAATTTTAGAAGCTATGGGTATTCCGCCAATTTTATTGGACGGAGGGAATAATGCAAACATTAGACCTAATCACCGTCTTTACTATTTAGAAACCATATTACCTATCATTAGAAAGATGGGATATGCTTTCGAGAGGTTCTTCGGTTTTAAACTTAACGAAGATGTGAGCGATACGCCCGCACTTCAGCCTGAGTTGAAAGATCAGGCAGCTTACTACGCTACACTTGTCAATACGGGAATATTAACACCGAATGAAGCAAGGGAGGCGTTGAGACTTGAGACGATTGACGGATTTGATCAACCGCGAGTTCCTGCAAATATTGCAGGTTCAGCCGCAAATCCAGAGCAAGGTGGCAGACCAGAAGAAACCCCACCCGCAGAGGAATAAATATGACAAAAAATATGATGCTAAAGGCTTTAAGCGAGTATATGCAAGCAAACAATGTAGATACCGTAAGCCTAACTGACTATAAAGCGGACCCGAAAGCTCCTGTAAGAGACTTTCTCTTGAGAAGGAAATTTGGGTCATGGAATAGAGTTCTAGCAGCAGCTAGATTCAGATTTCCAGTACAAGTTGCCCCAGTTGTAGAAACTCCAGCTCCTGCGCCTAAAAAGGCAAAGGCTAAGAAGGAGGACTAACTATGTCTGAGAAAATTTTTCACTGGACAAATACTTTTAAAATGTTATCAGAAGATGAGGATGGCGGACTAGATATCAAAGGATCAGCTAGTACTAACCATGTCGACAGAGCTGGTGATACAATTGAAAGTAATGCATGGATGAAGGGAGGACTGGATAATTTTAAAAATAACCCAGTTATCTTATTCAACCATAACTACGATCGACCAATTGGTCGAGCGAAGGAAATCGGAGTCACAGAAAATGGATTAGAGCTTACTGCTCGAATTTCAAAATCTGCTGGCGACATCAAAGATCTTATTAAAGACGGCGTACTTGGAGCTTTTTCTGTTGGTTTCAAAGTCAAGGACGCCGAATACTTAACTGAAACCGACGGATATAAGATAAAGGACGCAGAACTATTTGAAGTGTCTGTTGTTTCGGTTCCTTGTAACCAAAACGCAGTCTTCTCACTAGCAAAATCATTTGATAGTATGGAAGAGTATAATTCGTTCAAAAAAGACTTTATTAAGACTAACTCAATCGATGCAAACGCAGAGATAGAGCAGTCAAGCGAGGCAAAAGCCGACAAAACGGAGACTATTATGTCAGAAGAAAAGAAAACTCCTGTAAGCCCTGAGTTCGATCTTGAAGCATTCGCAAAGCAAGTAGCTGATCAAACAGCGACTAGCATTGCAATGAAGCAAGCCGAGCAGAAAGCTGCTGAGCAAGCAGAAGCTAAAGCGCAAGCTGAAGTAGAAGTTGCTGAGAAAGCCGAAGTGGAAGCTGAACAGGAAAAACAAAAGGTTGTTGTTAAATCATCAATCTCTGGAGCTGAAATGCTCATCAATGACGTTGCTAAAAAAGTAGAAGAGAGACAAGGAGACCTAGAGTCTGTTGTTAAAGAGCTACAAAAAGATCTATCTGAAAAATCTGAAGAGATTCAAGCTATGCGCGAATCAAAAAGAATTTTCCAAGATAGAGGCAACAAAAACTGGAAAGAAGCCTTTGAAGGCGATATCGTGGATGCTAAGATCTTAGGACTTGCAACTGGTAGAGGATTCGACACTCCTTACGCTAAAGGCGTAATGGAAAAAGTAAACGCACACTCAGGTGTTGGCGTTTCTAGTGAAGACTTCGAGCAGATTGTATCAACTAATATCGAAAGAGACATTCAAAGCGAGCTAGTATTAGCACCGCTATTTAGAGAAATTCAAATGAATTCCGCTAATATGATTATCCCTATCCTTCCAGACAGCGGATACGCTGAATTTACCGGGAACCAAGTTGCAAGTGGATCATCTCCACATGGTAACTTAGCTCAGACAGGCGACACCTATGGTTCACCTTTCGGCGGTATTGATTTGACAGAGAAAACTCTGACAACTCAAAAACTTATTTCACAATCATACTTAGGTAATGAGACTGAAGAAGATGCAATCATGCCAATTCTCCCTTTAATTAGAGAGTCTATCGTTAGATCACACTCAAAAGGTATTGAGAATGCGTTACTATTAGGTAACCACTCTACTGGTGTTTATACATCAGGTGCTTTTGACGGTCTATTGAAAATGGTAGCCGATGATTCAGACTTCACGCAATCAGCAACAGCTGTTGCAACTGATACTGTAACTGCAGCTGAATTGCTTAACTTAAGAAAGAATATGGGCAAATACGGCGTTAACCCTAACGACGTAACTTATATTGTTTCACAAAGTGCTTACTTCCAATTGCTAGAAGACGCGGAATTCCAAGACGCTAATCTAGTTGGTGACATGGCAACAAAACTTACTGGTGAGATTGGTCAGGTATTTGGCTCTAGAGTTTTACTCTGTGACGAATTCCCTGCTCAAGCCGCTAATGGGTTTGGTGCTATCGCAGTATATGCGAGAAACTACGTAATGCCAAGACTCAGAGGAATTACCATTGAGTCCGACTACGAAGTTGCGAACCAAAGAAGAGTACTTGTTGCTTCACAAAGACTTGGCTTCACCGATCTAATCGCTGGTGCTACTTCTAAGTGGGCTTATAAGTTCAAAGCTAGTTAATAGCAAACCTTAAGGTAGGGGGTTCGCCCCCTACCTTATTATTTTTTGATAATATTATGGCAGATTTAATAACTACACATGAATATAAAGACGCTGAAGGAATCAGAGGCGAGAAAGAAGACGACCGTCTCAATATTTTAGTTCCTCAAGTTTCTGACCTTGTCAAAAAGTACTGTGGTACGTCATTTGTTGACTATATTTCCACAAATAAAGTAGAAACATTTTCTATTAGCGATAACTACACATCAACGATTATTGTCAGCGAGTGTCCGTTAACAGCAGTAGATATTGTACAAGAAAGAACATCTTATAGTGGTGCGTATACCACGCTAACGACAACTGACTACGAATATTACGTAGACCTAGAAGCAGACGCAGTTATAAGAACAAACGAACAGGGTAATACAAGACCCTGGGCACAAGGAGTAGGTTCAGTAAAAGTTACCTATAATGCAGGGTAT